GTTGAACAAACCAATACATACTACGTAAAAGTCTATATGTTAAAACATGAGTAAAAACTTGAAGGTACTATTAGTCAAATAAAACAGGGCCCGTTAGGGCCCTATTTAAGGCCTTCAGTTAAGATTGAAGGCTTTAAATAGGGCCGTTTAAACGGCCGTTTAGAGAAAATATTTTATTCTAGATGGTTTAAGCAATGCAAGTTTTTCTTTATAACTGTTACCTACTTGTTACATACCATCAGAGTTAGAAAAATAGCCACAGACATGGTTGGAGAACAGTTTCCAGGTTTCACAGTGTATTCCGGCACAGGCGTGTGGAAAAATACGGAAGAAGATGTAATAATTTTCGAAATCTTAACAGATGACATAGCTGAAGTAAATAAAGCAAAAGAAGTTGCAACAAGATTGAAAAATATTTTTTACAGGACTCAGTTTTACTATCAGTCGACACAGTTAATGGAGAATTTATATAGGACCTAGTCGACAGGCTAGGTCTTATTATAACTAACTGGAGGTGGAAGTATGAAGCTTGAAATTATTTGTAGACCAAAAGAAAACTTAGATACAGTAATTAAAGAAGTATTAGGACGTTGGGGCTTATCAGACAAACAATACCAGATTTTAAGTCTAAGTAAAATAGTATTTGCTGGTATTGATGCTATTAAGATTACGTTGGAAATTAGGGGGGATGTAAAATGAGGTTGAGAAAAGATGAGAGAAGTCTAATTTATGAGGCGTGGGAAAGTGATTTGGACATTGAGGTGCACAGAAAAGATTATATAGTTACATTACAAAGTAAAACATGGTATTCAAACAACGGCCAGATACGCAACTATGTTTCTCAAGGGGCATACTATATATTGTGTGTCTAGGCCAACGCATACTATATATAGAAAACTCGCATTTAAATCAAATTTAAGCCTGTTTCAGGCCCGGGGATATATAAAAATATCATCTTTGACCGACAAAGGCCCTTCTCGTGGATTCTAGAGTGTCTGAGACACATTTTTGAGAAGCATTAGATATGCAATTTTTACTTAGGCAACCTGGAGTTATATCTAGAATTTTCTTGAAACATTTTTGTTACATACGTGTAACTTGACATCTGGGGAAGACTGTGGTATAAATATAAGCGGGAGGGTCTTTGAAAAGTGAATAGAAAACTTGGTGAGCGGGCTGGGGAAACTATAGAAGAAAGGGGGGATAATATGCACGTGAGAAAATTCAAAGGTAAAAGCGTCGTGAGTGCCATTTCTACGGACTCTTTATATAAAGTATATGATTTTGTAAGAAATGATTTCGGTGCTTCACTAATAAGCGGATATGTGATTAGACGCGTAGAAAGCAAGGATCCCAAAGATATCCTCGAATTAAAAAGCATACCATTTTGGAGAGAACAAGTAACAAATTTACAGAGATTTTTAAAAGAAGCAGATGACTTAGAAATAACATCAGACCCAGATGTAGATTGGAATTTTACGGTATACGATGATGGGCATATTGTTTTAGGATATCTTATGGCCAATATTTGGAACCAGAAAGAGGAATACTTAGAGTTTATAGATAAAGTATTAGATAGTAGCTCGCTAGAGAAACTCATTATTGATTTAGGTGAATAACAGAAGGGGGCGCTAAGCTCCCGTTTCTCTAGGTATAAGGTGGGCAACACAAGGACACTTGAGAAAAGGGGTTGAGAAATGTGATAGTTACAACATACCTTAAGAGAGGAGGAATAAAATGGAAAAAGTATATTTAACAGCTAAAACAATGGATAAATGGTTGAAAGAGGTCCAGAAGGCGTATTTAGATGGCAAGTTTACATTCGATGAGGTTTTCTTACAAGACGGTTTGCCTGAGATTACTTTTGAAGATGTCGGTAAGTCAATGTACGCAGATAATTCGAAAACTGGTGTAGAGGAATACATTGGTGTTGTTACACCAGAATCGTACTTTATGGCTTGGGGTCTTTCCTTACTTGCGGCATTATACTGGGAAAAATACAGTATTCCACTATATGCTGTAGCTGCAACTATAACCTTTATGCAGGTGAAACTTGCAGAAACATATAAAGATGAACCAGACAAAATGCGTCCGATTATAGCAATAGCTTCTGTAGTGTCGGCTGCGTTAGGTTTACAAGATTTAGTATCTGAAACTTTTGAAGATACAGACACAACACATTTGGGCGTATTAGTAAGAACAGTTGTTTCTATTTTGATGGGTAAAGACCAAGACAAGCAACTAGTGTTAAACTTGGAGGGTGTTACAAATGAAAGTACAGGTGATTAATGTAAATACAACATCCTATAAGATAGGGGAGTTAGCCGCCATATCTCATGGGGAGCAATTGAAGCGCTCTCCTGTTTCTCTTACAAAAGATTTGTGGGAATTAGGGGGTGAAGGTGAATGATAAAAAGGGAAATTGTGTTAGAGGTTAATGGTGTGTTATACATAGTAAAAGATTATGAAGCTAAGTGCTTAGGAGATAAATGGTATTTGATACTTTACTATGAAGGGCTTAACCAACCTTTAAAACTTTTCGCAAAAGAGTTTGAACAAAAAACTGTGCTTTACCTAGTTGAGAAGGTGAATCATGCTGATGATTGATGTAGTCCCTATAGTTATAGTAGGGGTGTTGTGTGCAGTGCTGAGCTATGTTTTTACAGCTAAGGGGCGGTGAGACATTGAGCTTAGTGGAAAAAGAGTTAGAGCTTGAAGGGACTATGTGGGCTTATGGAGAGGCCAGGCAACAAAGGCCTCTCCTTGAACGTAAAGAAGGGTATTTATTGTCTAGAGTCATTGAGCCGTTAACAACGGCCTTCATGCAGTGGATTCGTGAAGGCCGTTCGGCAATGGCTCTAGGCCAAGTGAGAAGTTTTTTCAAGCATGTAACAAAAAATGAAGTATTGACTTTAGTTTACACAGCATTGAAGGTGATAATCACAAAAAACACAGGCAGCCGCACAGGTATTGTGCGAGAAATAGGAAACCACGTTATGTACCAGTTAGCTTTACTACGTATGCCACCGCATCATTACAACTTGGTATGGGAATACGCAAAAGCGTTCAAACCACACATTACCAAAAGGATTCTCATGGAGAATGCTAAGCAGTACATGGACGCAATTAAAGACAATAATCTAGTATATCAAGTAGGTTTAAGATTTTATGTATTGTTACTAGAAGCTGGTTTAATTGAAGAATACACGGAATATTACCGCAACAAAAAAAGCACACACGTCCGTATACATCCTAAAGTAATATCTATTTTACAAGAGCACGATTATATTGGGCCCTTACTAAAGCCTATGGTGGTTGAGCCTGTAGATTGGCGTCTAGAAGGTACTCGAACTGTACAAGGCGGTTACTTTACATTACCTTTAAAGCTAATACATGGCGTTAGTAAAAGCACACCGCAACCTGGGCTTTGGTTAGACGCTCTTAATAAGTTACAGCGGGTACCTTATAGAATTAACAAGCATGCGTTGGAGTTTTTTGAATGGGTTTTAGAACATCCTGAAACAGGTTTAGTTTTTCCGCAACCGCACTGGTTTAAGAAGCCACAGAAACCTGAAGTATTAAGCCCAGACCGCAAAAAAGAGTTTAAATATAAGATGCGGGAATATTATTCGAATGTGAATCGTGCGGCGGGGTTGTGGACAGCATACGTGTTCACTAAAAGCATTGCTAAGGATTATGCAGACTATGACGAAATATATTTCCCTATGTTTGCGGATTTTAGAGGCAGGCTTTATTATGCACCTGCATATTTACAGCCACAGGGTGCAGATTATGCAAAAGCTTTAATTGAGCTAGCTCCGCAACATCATGAGCCTCTAACTGAGGATGGTCTAACAGCATTGAAAATTTATATTGCAAACCTATATGGTTTAGATAAAAAGACTTATAGTGAGAGACTGCAATGGGTAGACGAGCATTTAGAACAACTCCGTGGTGTTGGGGCAGACCCACAACGTCATGTGCATTTTATAGCACAGGCAGATAAACCATTTATGTTTGTCCATGCTTGTCGAGCCTTACATTATGGCCTATTAGGGGAACCCGTAGGAGTTATTGCACAGATTGATGGCTCAAACAATGGAACACAGCATTTGTCTGCATTGAGCGGACATAACAATAAGTATGTGAACATGACGTCTGAAGACTTTGTTTTTGATTTGTATGGAGTAGTGGCGAATCGAGTAAACGAATTGGTGCGTGAAGATACATCAATTGAGAACCAAGAGTTACGAGCATTTTGGCTAAGAAAGCCAGTAGACCGAAGTTTTGTTAAGCGGAACGTAATGACATTTCCGTACTCAGTAACTTTTCCAGGCATGGTTGAGCAAAATATGGAATATATTATGAAAGAATACGGTTTATCGTTTTTTGAAGGACAATCTGTGTTTCCATTACTACAATATATAACACAGCATATATACACTGCTTTAAAAGAGATAGTACCTTTAGATGTTTTACATTGGCTACAGCAATGCACATCCATTATCAATCAACCTATGGAGTGGGAAACACCGTCTGGTTTTAGAGTCCAACAAGCGTATTGGAAGACGGTACGTAAAAGATTGCGTACAGTTTGGGGTACTCGGGCTTTAGAAATAAAGATCCGCAATTACACCGATGAAGTATTTTTACAAAAAATGCGTCTAGCGATTTCACCGAATTTTGTGCACTCATACGATGCAGCACATTTAGCATTAGTAGCTACTAGGTTTGATAAACCTTTGCTAGTCCAACATGATTCTTTTGGTACACACCCAAACTATATCAAGGAATTACATAAGATTATTCGTGAAACGTTCGTTGAGATTTACAGTGAGCCTGTGTTGTTAAAACAGAAAGAATATTGGGAACGCAAGTATAGGGTACAGTTACCCGACCCACCTGTAGTAGGGGTTATTGATTCCGAGGAGTTGTTGAATGCTCCGTATTTTTTCCATTAAGGAGGAGGTATATTATGACGGATGAAGCGATATACTTTGACAAACCCTTCTTACAAAATTTAGCTTTGGAGGTTTTTAAGAAGGTGTGGGCTGCACCGACATTTATCAAAAGTTTACATGTGGAGTATAAACCGATGATGGACGTCATGGCTTATGAGGTTACTCTACTCACAGCCAACGGTGTCGAAGAAAAACATTTTTTCGGCGTGACTCCTGATAGAGGAGTCGAAATTATACACATGTATTCTAAATTACAACCAGAAGGAGGTAGTGATAATGCCTAAAAAAGAGGTATTACAGTTGGAAGTTATCACGCCAAAATCTGAGATTCGATTTCATAATTTATTGAAGCCTTCATCATATAAAGAAGGCTCAGTACCTAAGTATGATGTTACAATCTTACTGGACCCAGATAATCAAGAACATGCTAAGTTTATTGAGATGTTACAAGAGTTTGAAGAAAAGGCTAAACAAGCCATTTTATCTCAAAAAACACCTGCAAAAAGAAAAATGATGAATTTTAGACCAATATTGAAACTGGACTTAGATCCAGATGGAAATGAAACAGGGTATATGTTATTTACTGCGAGGTCCCAGTATCCACCAGTAGTAGTCGACTCTAGAAAAATCAAAATTGAAGTGCCTGAAAATTTAGGACGTGGGTCTGTGGTAAGAGTTGGTGCGATTGTGAAGCCTTATGAAAGCGGTGTTAACTATGGAGTAACTGCATATCTCCAAGCAGTCCAAATAATCGAATTAGTTGAGTATAACACAGCCTTTGGGTTTATTGATAAGTTTGGTGTTGAAGACGGATTTACTGTTGAGATGTCTACAGAGGATTTTGTAACAGGAGGCGACGATTCAGACGAGGTACCATTCTGATGAGGTGAGAAAATGTATAAAAAATGGCATAAGAAGAAAAGCAATTATAAGTCTCAAGAACGTTATAAATTGAAATCTTCTTTTGAGGAGACCGTGGCTGCTCAGTTGGAGCAGCTTGGTTTCTCTGTTTTATATGAAACGAAATATATTCGTTACACACAACCCGCAAAACAACGTAAATACCTGATTGATTTTGACTTAGGAGCTTTTTATGTAGAAGTTAAAGGTTACTTAGAGCCTGAAGACCGCAAGAAATTAATATGGGTGAAACAATATGCCGACAAAGAAATTAGGATACTGTTTCAAAATGCTAGTTTACCTATTTACAAAGGCAGTAAAACAACTTATGGGGAGTGGGCTGATAAAAATGGTTTTAAATGGGCAGAGGGGGCTATACCTCAAGACTGGATAGACGAGGCCCGCCGTTACTTCGAGGAGCGGGGTGGTAATAGTGGGTGAATTCCTTTTTCATACAAGTTGTCCCAAATGCGGGTCTAAAGATAATGTTGGAGTATGGAGAGAGCCTGATGGTTCTCTCGTACTCCATTGTTTTACACCTTCTTGTGATTACCATGAAGTACGTAAGTCTGATGACGGGGTGAAGCCTGTAAAAACAACTACAAGGCCAACAGATTTAGTACCTTATGAATTTCGAGATTTACCAGCCCGTGGTATTCGGCAGGATATAGCTAAGGCATACGTGTACGGCGTAGCAAAATACAAAGGTAAATGGGTACATGTAGCGAACTATGTGGATAGGGCACTAAACATAGCAGCTCAAAAAATTAGGACCGAAAACAAAGAATTCTTTTGGCTTGGCAACAAGGACAATCTATTGTTGTTTGGACAACACTTGTGGCTTAAGTCTGGAGGAAAAATGCTAGTAATTACGGAGGGTGAAATTGATGCTTTATCAGTGGCTCAGGCGTTCGACTTATCGGTTCCTGTGGTTTCTATACCGAATGGTGCGGGTGGTGCTGTTAAAGCCATTTCACAACATATTGATTGGATTGAATCGTTCGATAAAATCATTTTGGCATTCGATAATGATAAACCAGGCAAAGAGGCGATTCAAAAGAGTGCTGAAATATTAACGCCTGGTAAAGTTTTTGTACCGAATTTTGGTAAATATAAAGATGCTAATGACGTTTTATTTACTGAAGGCCCACATGCATTAAGAACAATTATTAAGGATGCTACTCCGTATGCTCCTGTAGGCGTAGTATTAGGTCAGGAGATAGATTATGATTTTTTAGTGAGTGAGCCTGAAGTTACATCGTACGAAATACCCTATCCTATTTTAAACGATAAGCTACGAGGACTACATAAAAAAGAGCTTACTCTAGTAACTGCTGGGTCTGGTGTTGGGAAAACCACGTTTGTTAGAGAGCTAGCATATCACTTGCTTGTAACTTACCCTGAAATGAAGATAGGTTTTATTGCACTTGAGCAAAGTTTACGACAGGCAGCTTTAGGGTTTTTGGCACTAGACCACAATATACCTTATGGGGATTTAAATCTGAATGCTGCGCAAATTACACCTGAAATGTATCAAAAAACAAAACCGTTACTTGAACGTATAATATTTTATCAGCATTTTGGGTCTTTGAAAAGTGAACAACTGATACATTCAATTAAGTATATGGCTCAGGGATTGGGTTGTGACTTTGTGTTTTTAGACCATATTAGTATAGTTGTGTCAGGGTTAGATACTCACGATGAGCGAAAGATTATTGATATTTTGATGACACGTTTACGTAGTTTGGTAGAACAAACTAAAGTCGGTATGGTAGTTATAGCGCATATTAGGAAAACCCAAAACGGACGTTCTGTTGAAGAAGGTCGTCAAATCCACATTGACGATTTAAGAGGGTCTGGGTCACTTAAGCAATTAGCGGATAATGTAATAGCTATTGAAGCAGTAGACCATGACGTACGACAAATACGAGTTTTAAAAAACAGGTTATTTGGTGATATTGGTGAAGCTGATACTTTATTATATGATAGAGATACGGGACGTTTAATAACTATGGGAGAAAACATGTTTTAAGGAGGGATTGTACGTGAAAAAGGTAGTAGTTATGTTGCTTATTTTAAGCGTAGTATTCTTTGGTGTTGAAGTACAGTTTGGGTGGTTTGAGTATCCTTCTGGGGCTAGAGAATTTTTCAAAATCTATGAAGAGGCATCCATCGGCCCGTTTACGTTTTCATTAACACATTGGTTGTTTATTCGTATCTATAACGTAGGTATACCAAATCCCTATAGCTTTATCCCTATAAGTCTTGAAACTTCTGCTGGTTGGTGGGATGTCAAGGTACAGTTAAATATAAATGAAAATGTGTATTTGTTTGGTCTTCACAGGTCTGTACACAATTTCGATGGTTTACATTACTTATATGATAGGTGGCACAACTTTTATGGTATAGGGATTTCTTGGTAGGAGGTGGCAATATGCTGTTGTTCTTAACAGGCCAACAGCGTGCTGGGAAAGATACAGTTGCTGATTGGTTACAAGAAAAACATGGGTTTAAAAAGATTTCTTTAGCTGCTCCTGTGTATTGGATAGCACGTAATGTTTTTGGCATGGAAGGAAAAGATAGAGGTTTGTTGATTGCAATAGGGCAAAAATTACGTGAAATAGATGATGCGGTATTTGTAAAATGGGTCTTAAGACAAGCAAAGAATTATGCAAATGTAGTGGTTCCAGATGTTAGATTTCCTGTAGAATGGGAATATTTAAAGAATGCTGGGGGTATTGCAGTTAGAGTTGCAGCGCCTAAAGAAATTAGAGCACAACGTCCTGGGTATAACCCAGAATTTGAAGACCACCCAACTGAGCATATGTTAGATGGTTATGAGTGTGATTACGTTATTCAGAACACACTAGATTTTATGAACTTGTATGTAACGGTAGATGCCTTAGTTTCACACCTTAAAGGTGGTGAATAAGGTGTATGTTGTTGATATTGAAACCAATGGTGTGTATGATGTTTCTAAAATTTGGGTGATTGTTGCGCTAGATACTGATACTGGACAAATGTATACATTTATAGATAAAGATATACCCAAAGCAATAGAGCTATTGCAAGACCAAATATTAATTGGGCATAATATAGTTAAATTTGATTACCCTGTATTGCAAAAGTTTTTTCCTGGGTTTAAAGCTAAGAAGATATATGACACAATGTTGTTATCAAATTTAATTTGGAACGACTTAATGACCATTGATGAGAAATTGGCCTATACAGGTCGTTTGCCTAAGAAATTTGTCAACAAGGTATCATTAGAAGCTTGGGGTTATAGATTAGGTGTATACAAAGACGAGTACGGCAAACGTGAAAATGCATGGGACTATTTTGATCCTGCTATGGTCCCGTATTGTCAACAGGACGTACGCGTCGCTCATGCTTTATGGGAAAAGATTTTACAGTACAAGAAACAACTAAAACCTGAGGTAGTAGAGCTAGAGCACAAAGTAGCTGCTATTATAGCACGTCAAGAATGGCATGGCGTTGGATTCGATAAGAAAAAGGCATTGCTACTCCAACAAGAGTTATTAGATAGAAAACAGGAATTGCTTGTTGAATTACAAAAAGCTTTCCCACCTGAAATAGAAGAAGTTAATGGAAGACAAAAATTAATCCCATTTAATCCGAACTCCAATAAGATGGTTGCAAAACGTTTACAAGAATTAGGATGGAAACCTAAAGTCTTTACAGCCACAGGGCAACCACGTATTACGTATGGAGTTTTAGAATCAATCGATCTACCAGAAGCGAAATTATTGCTTGAATATATCGTTGTCAATAAGCGTTTAGCCCAATTAGCAACAGGCAACCAGGCACTTTTAAAATTCGTAGGCCCTGATGATAGAATTCACGGGGGTGTTTTAACAGCAGGGGCTGTTTCTCACAGAATGCGACATTTTAATCCCAACTTAGCTCAAGTCCCTGCTGTAGGAGCATCTTGGGGTAAAGAGTTTAGGGAGTTGTCTATTGCAGGCTCTGGTAAAAAATTAGTAGGTGTTGATGCGTCGTCTCTAGAATTGCGCTTGTTAGCCCACTATCTTGCACCGTTTGATAAAGGTGAATATGCTCGCAGAGTTGTTTCGGACGATATGCATCAATACCACGCTGATATATTAGGTATTACAAGGAAACAAGCGAAAAGATTTATTTATGCGTTTATGTACGGAGCGTCTGCTAATCTGTTAGCAGAAATTGTAGGTGTTTCTGCAAAAGAAGGGCAAGAGCTTAAGAAACGTTTCATTGAAGCAATTCCAGGATTTAAAAATCTTATGCGTACGTTATATAACGTTGCTAAAACAGGGTTTGTTAAAGGTTTGGACGAACGCTTATTACGTATAAGAAAAGAACATGCAGCACTGAATTTGTTAATACAATCTGCAGGGGCTATAATAATGAAACAAGGCCTCGTGATGTTGGACGAACGTCTACAACAGCACGGACTTGTTCCTGGGCGTGATTATGAATTTGTTTTGAACATTCATGATGAATGGCAGATCGAGTGCGCTGAAGAACATGCAGAATTTATTGGTAAGGAAGCTGTACAAGCTATTAAAGATGCGGGGAAAGCACTAGGTTGTAAGGTTGAAATGGATGGAGAATATAAAATCGGGGATAATTGGGCTGAAACACATTAAACTAAGGAGGGGTTTATATGGAGCTTTTTGAATGCGGATTGAATTTAGGCGTAGAAATATTAAAAGAAGTTAGTGACGCTAACAAAGAACAGGCGTATATGGCATATACAATGTTACAAGAAGCAGCAGAAGCACAGGATGCGATTAAATTCTTGCATTACATAGAGTATTTAGCGTCGTTAGCTAAACAAGATTTAATTGTCCGTAACAGGCAGGAGGGATAATATGGGCGATAACGTTTCTTCTGTAGAAATAGATGTGGTGCAAAAGATGTTTGCTTACTTGTTAGTGATATCTTCTTTACCAGATGATGTTGTAACAGATGAAGTACGACAACAAATACATGTGTTTACAGACCAATTATTAGATGCAATGGAGGATAAAGACGAAGCAAAATTTTATAGGACGTACGACGGCTTTCTTAATTGGGTTAAACAATTCTTTTAGGGGTGTCAGGGGGGGATAGGATGTTTCTCGAAAGAGATTTACGATATGTGCACCATGTTGATTTATATGTTCAAACGTTTAACGAAACCTTTAGTGAGGCTATAGAGGATGCTATAAACAAGCTTATAGACGAATTACGAAAACGTCATCTTGAGAACGAGAATGTCAAATTAACAATTGTTGTTAACATACAAAAGGAGGCAGAGTATGACTAAGTTATTGATAGACGGAGATTTGTTAATATATCGAGCTGCAGCACAAGGAACCGTCACAGCTTTCGGGGTTGAATACGTTAACCAAGATTTTATTGCTGGGTATATATCTGATTTAGTGGAGTATGTAAAAGATAGGTTGTTTACTAAAAATGCTGTTATTGTCTTAAGTGGGCGGCACAATTTCCGTAAAACGCTAGTACCTACATATAAATCAAATCGTAAAGACAGAAAGCCCCCCGCTGGGCTTCCTTTTGCTTATGAATACGTGATGAATCATGATAGCTGGGAGGTATTGCAAATTGACCGTCTTGAAGCGGATGATGTGTTAGGGTTGTTACAAACAGATGATACTATTTTATGTAGTACGGATAAAGACCTTGATCAAATTCCAGGGCACCATTATAATTGGCGCTCTGAGTCTTTTTATAAAGTAGATGAAGAAACCGCCTATTACAATTTTTGGCGTCAAGTCTTATCGGGGGACCCAACAGATGGGTATTATGGGATCCCTAGAGTTGGAAAAAAGACGGCTGTAAAACTTTTACGCCATTTAAAAGACCAACACAACAAATCGTTTACAGATATTGATTTTTGGAAAACTGTGGTTAAGAATTTGTACGAGGAACATGGGTTAACTGAAAAAGACTTTTATGATAATGCTGTGTGTGCGTATATTTTAAGAGGAGACGAATACGATTTTGATACAGGCACAATACATACTTGGTTATATTCAGAGGAGGTGTCTGAATGAGTTTGAGTCCTTATCAAGAATTTATATTTTTAAGATCCTATTCTCGCTATAGAGAAGATTTAGGTAGGCGTGAAACCTGGGATGAAGCTGTAGATAGATTAAAGGGTTTCTGGTTAAAGAGAATACCAAAAGTACTGGAGCCTGATTTACTCGATGCTATCGAAAGCTTTAGACGTCTAGAAGTTATGCCTTCAATGCGAACCGTTTGGTCAGCTGGAGAAGCTCTAGAAAAGAATAACGCAGCAGCTTATAATTGTGCATATGTCCCATTAGAAAGTCCAAAAGATTTAGCAGATATGATGTTTATTCTTATGTCTGGAGGCGGTGTTGGTTTTTCAGTTGAGCGTAAATATGTCGAACGTTGGTCACCTATTCCATATAATCTCCATGAGAATCCTAACATTGTTATTACTATAGATGACTCCAAAGGAGGCTGGGCTGATAGTGTTGTAGAGTTGTTTAATTGGGCTTATAAGGGGATTCTTCCAGCATTTGATTATTCTAAGATTAGGCCTGCAGGTGCAATAATTAAAACTTTCGGCGGTTATGCATCAGGCCCCGAACCACTAAGACAGTTACATGAGTTTATCAAGACAACTCTAATGGAAGCTAGAGGTAGAAGACTTACATCTCTAGAATTATATGATATAGCGACGCACGTTGCAAACTGTGTTGTTAGTGGTGGTTCAAGAAGAAGTGCTACAATCTCATTTAGTGATTTTGATGATTTAGATATGAGACATGCAAAAGATGGACCTTTCTGGGATTATGCTCCAAATAGAGCACTAAGTAATAACACTGCGGTATTGCCTGTTGGTATATCATATCAGGATTTCTTAGAAGAATATAAACACACAGTAGATAGCAAAGTTGGGGAAAGAGGATTTCTGTTTTTAGAATCTGTGTTAGAAGATATCCTAGTGTTGCACAGGGATCCAAGTTATGATTATCGCTTAAATCCATGCGGTGAAGTGATTTTAAGACCAAGACAATTTTGCAATTTGTCCGAAATAGTTGTTAGGCCAGATGACACTCTTGAATCTTTAATTAACAAAGCTAAGAAAGCAACATTGTTTGGGGTATTGCAGGCAAGCTTGACTGATTTTGTATATCTAGACCCTAGATGGAAAACTAATTCAGAAGATGAACGTCTTTTAGGTGTATCAATGACTGGTACTAGAGATCATCCAATTCTCCAAAGAACTAGCAAAGAAGCGATGGAGTGGCTTTCTACTTTGAGAAAAGTAGTTTGGGACATGTCTAAATATTACTCAGGTATATTGGGTATTAATGCACCTAAATCAGTCACAAGTATTAAACCTTCTGGAACAGTTTCACAATTAACGGGTACAGCTAGTGGTATACACCCACGCTTTGCTCCGTATTATAAAAGGCGTGTAATTGTTAATAAATATGATCCAATTGCACAAGTTTTAATTGAGCAAGGCATTGAACACGGAGAGAGTATTTATAATCAAAATGCATATGTCTTTACATTTTATCAAAAATCACCAGAGACTTCAGTTTTCGCAAAAGATGTTGATGCCCACGAGCAATTAG